ATTTCATCGCCCCGCCTCCGACCGTCGCTCTACGTCCCTGAGCCGCTCTTCGTGGTCTCTAAGCATCTCCTGAATCCCCCCAAGGATGGTGGTGGTTCGGGCCTCGAATCTGCCCAGGCCGTTGGCGATCTTCCAGAGGGCTGTGACTCCTGCGCCGCAGAGGCCGAGAGCGGCAACAACGAACTCGGGTCCCACTGGTGCAGCGGCTGTATCTGTGGTCAGTCTGTGGACCTCGCCCTAGATCACCTGCAGTAGCTGCACCGTCACATCGAACAGCAAGCCGCTGCGGTGGGTCTCCGCAGGCTCAGCGGCATAGACCCAAGCCGTGCCAAGCGGCACGATGTTGTCGGGGTTGCTCTGACCCGCCCAGATCGCGTTTGGCAGCAGGAATGAACGGGCGCCACCGTGCTGCCCCCGGTAGTGGTTGCGGATCTCCTGGGCCTGGTCCTGGTCAATCGTTTCGTAGACCAGCTCCAGGTTCACGCCGTAGCGCGTATCGCCATGCAGGAACCGCACCGAGCCGCCGCCGAAGCCCGTCTCGGTGGTGACGGGGAACAGGCCGAAGCCGTAGCGGCGCTTGGAGGGGCGAACCGCTGGGAAGCTGGCCATCAGTTCTGCAGGGTGATGACGCTGCTGCCGACGCTGAAGGTGGTGTTGCTGGTGGTCACGTCACCGCCGAAGTCGTTGTAAAACACCAGCAGGTCATTGGCTGCGGTGCCGGTGGACTTGTAGACCACGGCACCCCTGGCGGTAATCGTGGAGCTGGCCCAGGATTCGGCGGCGAACGTCAGCGTGGTGCGGTCGTTCGCGTTGTCGCGGGCAACGGTGCAGGTCACGGTCTTGCCGCCAGCGGTGTATCCGCCCGATGCCGCCACCTCGTTGGTCACGTCGGCCCGGTCGGCGTGCGTGTCTTTGTTTGGGGTGTAGGTGCTGGTCACCAGCAGCATCTTGAACGTGTTGGTGTCCAGGTCGATATTGCCCCGGGCCAGGTCCTCGTGGAATGAGTTGTAGATCAGGCTGGCCATGGTGGTCTGGGTTTTGAGGTCAGGCTAGGGATGGGGTTAGATGGCTTCGCGGCGGAAGGCGCGGACTCGGCGAGCCTGGGTTTTAGTGATGCTATTGTTAAGGCCTGTGGTAAAAAGTACGCTTGAACCCGTGCTATTGGTGGACGCAGTTGAAGACGACCAGTGCTCACTAGCTTGAAATCTCTCTGAACCTGTAGACTGGAATGCCGCTGCTGATGTTTGAGCGGGATCAGTTGTCGTCCGGTCACTTGTTCGCTTTGGAACCGAATAATCATTAATACCGCTTAAAGTGTTGTTTAAGTCGGTCGTGGGCTTTAGCCCGTGGTATGCAATATCCAATTCATACCGAGCCGGCAAATACCAGTCGGAATAGCCGCCAATGGTCAGTTCTGTGCAAAACTTAGCCGCAGGATGATCGTTTATACCAGCGGCCACCATTGCAGCCGTATTTGCAGCACCATCAAAGACACTAGACGTCCCCGTCGTTAAGCTAGTTGTCGTCTTGTATTGCAGCATCGTCGTCAACGTGTAACCCGTCCCCGTCGCCCCCGTCGCCGCAGGCGCCACAATCAACCTATGCGTAGCCACACCATCAGCCGTGTGCGAGATGTAGCCAGCAAAGTATCCACCGCCGTAAGCGTCACCAATGCTGGGCTCAACTACTCCGCCATCCGCCGCCCCCGCTACCAGGCTCAACGTGATTGCTTCATTGATACCTTCTGTTCCTAGGTCAATCACATCTCCGGTGAACACGCTTAGGGCAATCCCCCCAGTTGTAAACCCACTAGCGTTGGCATCACCAATCACATTGCCAGCCGCCAAGGATAAGGCGATTGATTGATTCAGTCCATTCTGTGCATTAAGCGCGGCCCCGGCAGACAGGCTAAGCGCGATCGACTCGGAGATCCCTTCCACATACGCACCAGCCGCCGCCGCTCCAGCAGCGAATCGCAGCCGCAGAAACAGATCAGCGCCTACCACGCTGGCAGCAACAGGCGGCACCGTCTCCAGTGTCAGGCTGACGTTGTGGCCGCCGCAGGGTAGATCCTCAACACTCCCTGGCCCTGCGTACCGCCACAGATAGGTGCCCGGAACGTAATCGGTGATACTGCCGTAGCTCACCACTTCAGTCGGCAGATCAAACGACCTGAACTCTCCCCGCCTGTTGCTGTAGTGATTCCAGATGTCGAGCATCTCGGCTTCATCCAGGCCCAGGAAGGTGAGCCGCAATTGAGCCGCAAGAAATACATTGCTGTGCCTGACGCGATTCTGTGCGCCGCTGTAACCACTGAACCCCGTGGCGGGATACTCGCCAGGGGTGAAGGTGCGAGAGCTGGGGACTAGGGCGGGGAAGGTGCTCATTACGACAGCTTCGTCAAGGTTTCAATGAAGACAGGGTTATCAGGATCATCATCAAATGTAATTTCAATGTTACGCGATTCCGACCACTGGACGCTCTTGTAGAGCACAAATAAATTAGATCCGCCTAGGTTCATAACGATAGTCGATGCTGGCTGGACTACTCTTGTGACCCTGACGATTAGGCCGGGCACTCCGTAATTTGAATCGATGTCACCAAAACAAGTTTGACCAGGGCCGCCGGTGAAATCAATATATTGAACTTCTATGGTTAAAACGCCCTGCAGATTTATGCTGTATTCTCCGCCGGCACTCGGAACAGGCGAGCAGGTAAACGGAGCGAAGCAGTCGCAGAACGTGGCCTCTGCGTCAATTATTCCTTTAATGGTTAGATCTCTGCCGCCTGCGTCGTAGGTTCCGTCTCTTGATGGCGGGCTAGGCTCAGAATCAACTAGCAAACACGGATCAGTGATATACGTCTCGCCATCATTTTCATATTCAAAGGAGACGAATCGGTAGTTCCAGTCATTGGCGCCCTGTGCATTGGAGCCAATCTCATCAGGCGGGAAGACCGGGATGGAGAATCCTGATCTCGGCACACGCACCGCCGATCCAGGCACCACGTTGCCGTCTAGGTCTAGGTTGCCAATGATTGCAACGGTCGGAGTGTCTTCGGGCACGCCCTGCGGCGGCTGTCCCTCAAAGGAGTTTTGTTGCGGTGCTGGGCAGGCAAGCACCACGTTTGGCCGGAGATCTAGTGCATCGCCTGGGTTGGGATCGGGTTCAGGGAGCCCGCCACCGCCGCCGCCGCCGCCGCCGCCGCCGCCGCCGCCGCCGCCAATCGGCACATCAGGATCAATCGGCGTAATCTCCCCGCCCGGATCAGGATCGGGAATCGTCCAATCATCGTCAGGGATCTCGTCGTCATCCTCTGGCGAGTTCAAATCACAACCCAGGCCCGTCAGGTTGCAGTCGTACAGATACCCCGTGCCCTGCGCGTTCACCACGTCCAGGGCGATCAGGCTGCGCAGCTGGGAGTCTACCGGCATATGGCTGAGCTCATAGCCCACGTCGCCGGCCAGGGTCTTGGTGATCCGCTCCACCTGGTAGATGTAGTCATGGAACACAGAGCCACCGTTGAACGGATCCCGCGCCAGCCGGACCCGCACGATGCTGCCTTGCTGCAGCAGGGTGTTGTGCGCCTGTGGCCGCACCTTGAATCGGATCGTGTGGGTGCTGCGCACACGCTTGGAGAGGATGTAGGCGCCGACCTTTACAGCGTGATCTTCGCGGGTGCAGAACGCGCTCAGGTCGTGCGATTCGTAGGGGCCGTTCTCTGCTGTCCCTTGGTACCGCACCTCGGCGGTGCGCATGATCCCCAGGCAGTCCTCAAACTCCTGCCGCCAGATCATCTGCGCCACGAATGGCTGGCTGCTGCTCCAATCGCTGTAGCGAATATCGACGGACCCAGGGATCACCAAGTCGTCGTTGAACACGTACTCCACGGTGAGCGCCGTAGTTTTGATCGTGCCGTCGCTGTTCACCGGCAGCAGCGGTTTCAGGCTTTGCCGCCCGTTCACCGTCGCTGGCCTGAGTAGGTGGTAGCGCCCCCACCGGCTGAGCAGGTCGCTGTAGTTGACCGACTCCCTGATCCAGCAGTTGGTGGTGATGTCGTTGGCGTCGAGAAACCGGCTGGCGTCGGTGATCGAATCGGTGTCGATCAGCGGCAGCGGGATGCGGGCCGACTTGTCCATCAGCCAGTACGCCAGATCAGCGAACGAATCGCTCGGCGCTGCGGCCTGGTTGTCGAGCCAGCGTTTCACGTCCATGCCCTCCCGCACGAACACATGAACCTGGCGGTTCCACACGTCGAATCCATCAGGGATCGTGACTTCAAAGGAGAGCGTGGAGATCCCCCGGTAGCGGCCGACCGAGCCGCAGTGGTAGGTGGCCTCGGGCTTGTCGAATCCCTCCCGCAGCTGGATCACGTTGGCGGGCTCCCAGCTCCCGGCGCGGCGGTCGTAGGTCTGCGCGGCGGATCCAACCCTGCACTGGCGTTGGAAGATGTCTCGCACCTGGAGCTGGCCAATCTGGCCTTCGCTCAGGACCAGGTGGTAGTAGGCCGTGACCGCGTTGTTTGTGTCGTTCTCGAACCGGCATTCAGTGGCCTTCGGTGAAATGAACACCCCGCCTGTGCCGTTCCGCCTGCGGCCGAACACGATCGGCACCGGATCGCCGATCACGTGCGCAGCCTGCTGCACGTCGAGGGGGTTGTTGCCCTCTGCGCCGCTCTGCTCCGATGGCGTCGGGGTCTGGCCGGCCTGGATCGCCAGCAGGGCCAGGGGGTCGGTGCCGCGGATGAACGAACTCATAACCGGCACCCCACGCCCATCAGCGCTGTTGTCAGTGTCCGGGGCGGCACCGTTGCGCCGACCGGGGCCAGTGCGCTGCCGAGCTCCAGGGTGAACGAGGTGACCGTGGCGGCAGCGCCCACCACCTGGCCGTTGAATTGGGCAACGAGCTCCTGGTCTGCCACTGGGCCAGCAGCTGCGGCGAAATCATCGAACTGGTAGACCTGCAGCTCAGCGACCCAGCCTGCCGCCCGCGCCCGCTCGCACACCACCACAGCCCGGGGTGTGGCGGGGAGCCGGACGCTGATCGCCTGCTCCGTGCCGCTGTCGCCCTCCACGAAACCGTCAGCGATCAACGCCACGTAATCCCACTGCGCTGAGCTCCAGGTCACCTGCGTGGCCCAGTAGGACTGCCAGCGCTCGCGCACGGTTCCCGATGCGTCGGTGAGCTTGAGGAACTGTGCTTGTGCCCTGGCCATTGCTCAGCTCCACCCCAGCGCGGTGCGCGCCTGTGGTGTGCGCAGGGTGCCCACCACCTGCTCAGCGACCTGCTGCAGCCCCCGTTCGAAATCATCCATCGAGACCCAGCGGGAGCCGTCCTGCTGCTGCATCACCGGGCCCGTGGTGACGTTGATCTGTGGGGATGCAGAACCGGATTCGGAGCGGCTGGAGGCACGCGAAGGGATCACGTCAGCGCCCCGAGCGCCTGCCAGGAAGCGGGAGCTGGCGGCTTGCATCTTGCTGGCGGGGATGACGTACTCATCCTCTCCACCCTCGCCCACCATCGCCAAGGTGGGGCGGGTCACAACGGCGCCCTGGGCGAAGGCGGGGACGGAGACGTAGCCGAGCTGGGGAATGTCTGGGGCGACGGGAATGCTGTTGTAGCCCCGGATCACATAGTTCACCCTGTCGATCAGGGAATTGATCCCGTTGGCGATGAACTGCATCGCACCGCGGAACACGTTGCGGATCACGTCGATCACATAGGTCCATACGCCCACCACCCGATTGCGCACGGTTTCCATTGCCCGGGGCAGGAACTCGGTCAGGGTTGACCAAGCGTTGCGGATCGGTTCGACCAGATAGGTTTTGAACGCTTCACCCATGGCAGTCCAAATACCCACCACCGCATCACGCCACGTATCGACAATGCCTTGCAGGGTGGAGAAATCGCCGCTCCAGATCTTGCGGATTTCATCGCCCCATGCCTTAATTGCGCCGGTGAGGGTGTTCAGGCTGACGGTGACGATGCCCACCACCGCATCCCACAGCCGCACGAACGGCTCGCGGGCGAACTCCGTCCACTTCCACAGCCAGGAGACAAACTGCGTCAGGGGCTCGCGGAATGCAATCGCCATGGCCACCACCGCAGCGATGGCCAGCACGGTCCAGCCGACGGGGCCGGAGAAGAACGCCAGCAGGGCGGGGACCACGGTGCTGGACAGGAAGCTGATGAATCCCGTCAGAGCAGCAACCGTTGCAGGAATGAAGGCAATGAAGCTCTTGGCAAAGTTCAAGAACTGCAGCGCCGTTAGCCCGATCACCACAGCGTTGAGGATTGGCCCCAGCGGACTTGCGGCGACACCTAACAGCGTGAATGCCGCGGCCAGAAGCCGGATGGGGCCTGGTAGGCCAGCCAGCAATGCCAGGCCTGAGATCCACTTCGTAGCGGAGAAGATCGCCACAACCCCGCTGATGGCACCGACGAACGAAACGATTGAAGGCACCACATAGCCGAAGGCCAGGAGGCCAGCAACGGCTCTGATCGCAGGCTGCAGCGCCTTCACAAGACTGGCGGAGGCGTTGATTACAGTCGTCAGCGGCGGCAGCAAGGCTGCAAGCGCTGGCAAGAAAGCATTGCCCAGCTCAATTCTCAGCTGGGTAAATCCGTTATTGAGCAGTTTGAGTTGATTTTCGGCAGTAGCGCTCCGGGTAGCGTATTCCTTAAGTACCGAGCCTGCGGCTTTAGTGCTGTCGTTTGACAGTGCCAAAATCCTATCTAGCTCGCCAATGTTGTTGATCAATGGCGACAGCGCCCTTGCCTCATCGCCGAACAGATCACTGATTACAGACAACTGCTGAGACTTGGGCAGGTTGCTGATCTTGCCCAGCACCTCAGTGATTGTGCCAATGGCGTCCTTTTCCATCCGATCGGCAAAGCCCTGGGTCGAGGCCTTTGCCAGCGACTCTCCTGTTGCTTTCGCGTTGGCTTTAGCACTCTCAACGAAAGACTTCTCAGCCTCTTCAATGGCCTTGAACCGGCCTTCTGCGGCGGCCTTCTGCCCATCCATAAAGGCGTCTTCCTGTTTTTCCACCAGCGAGAGGCGATCTGCATTCGCCTTCAGTTCAAGCTCCCTGCGATCATCCAGTTGATCGCGAATCAATTGCTGCTGATCTCGGGCCGCCCGGCGCTGCACCGTCAACTCGCGGTCTACCTGATCGCGGACGGCTTCAATCCGCGCCTCGTAAGCGTCTCGGATGCGGTCCACAGCGGCTGTGGCGTCGGTTTTCTGAGCCTGAGCGATCTTCTGCACGTAGTCGATCTCGGCCCGTTCCTGG